TTAATACTTATTAATAAATTTCAAACCTTATTAAAGGAGAACTAAAATGAGCAATTTAAAATTGGTAAGTCCAGTAGCACCCTGTAAATGGGTCAACGTAAAAACTCCACATCCTGAATATGATGTGTTTCAAATCAATCTACTTCTTCCAGCGGATTCTGAGGAAGCCCAAAAGTGGATGGAAGATATAGACGGTTGGATTCAGGATGAAAAGAAAGCTTCAGGAGCAAAGAAGATTTCGGAGTATCCACCGTACAAAGAAGACGGTGATAACATTCTCTTCAAGTTCAAGCAGAAAGCTTCTTTCAAAGGAAGGAGCGGAGAAGAAAGGCCAGTATCAATCATGGTTGTAGATGCCCAGATGAAGCCTTGCAACGTGGATATTGGATGGGGATCTAAAGTTAAGGTTTCTTATTCTCCAATTCCGTATACGGTCAATGGAAAATCTGGTGTAACTATGTATTTTAATGCAGTTCAAGTTATTGAGCTTGTTGAGTACGAGTCTCAAACTGGTTTTGAAGTTGAGGACGGTTACAAAGCTGAGGAGACTCCAGAGAATCCGTTTATAGCAGAGACTTCTAATAATGCGGAGATGGCAACCAGTGCCGATTTCTAATAAGTACAGAAGTGATCTAGAAGGGCTTGTAGCCGATATGTTGGAAAAACAATTTGTTGAATATGTTTTTGAACCTCATCGGATCAGTTATCAAGTTCCAAAAAAATACAAGCCCGATTTCATTCTACCAAACGGAATCATAATAGAAGTCAAAGGATGGTTTTTAAGAGAGGATCAGAGAAAACACAAACTGATTAAAAAGCAACATCCTGAACTTGATATTCGTTTTGTGTTTCAGAAGATTAACAAAAAAGTTCAAGGAGGAAGGTTCACTTGTCAGGAATGGTGTGAGAAATATGGATTTCAATACGCTGAGGCAATTGTACCAAATTCTTGGATTCATGAATAAGGAGAACAATGGGAGAATCACAATGTGTCTCTCACATTTCTTGTCCTAGATGTAACAGCATCGACAATTTAGCCGTTTATGATGACGGTCATAGTTGGTGTTTTACGCCTGGATGCGGTTTTAGAGAAGGTGGAGAACAGTCTGAGGACCAAATATTTGAGGAGAAAAATTCAATGGAGTTTATAAAAGGGGAAATTGAGCCTTTAAAGGTGCGAAAACTTACCAAAGCTACAGTAGACAAGTGGAGCTACCAGATTGGTGAGTTCAAAGGTAAGAAGGTTCAGATTGCCAACTATAAAAAGGATGGTCATGTAGTAGCGCAGAAGCTCAGGTTTCCTAATAAAGACTTTCTGTTTATCGGAGACACAAAGAATTGTGGTCTTTATGGGAAGCACCTCTGGGAAAAGGGGAAGATGATCACTATTTGTGAAGGTGAAATAGATGCTCTTTCAGTGTCCCAAGCTCAAGGGAACAAATGGCCTGTAGTATCAATTCCAACTGGAGCAGCAGGAGCTAAGAGAGCAATTCAGAATGACTTAGAATACTTAGAAAACTTTGAGTCAGTTGTTCTGATGTTCGATCAGGATGATGCAGGGCAGAAAGCAGTTGATGACTGTGTTCAGTTGTTTAGTCCAGGAAAAGTGAAGATTGCTACTCTACCTCTGAAAGATCCAAACGAAATGATACAGGCAGGAAGAGGTGCAGAAATAATAAACCAGATCTGGAACGCTAAGAGTTATAGACCGGATGGAATCATAGATGGTAGAGACACTTGGGAATTAGTTAGTACATCTCAGAAAGCTGAGAGTATGCCTTATCCGTTTAATGGTCTTAATAATATGACTCAAGGCATTCGGAAGGGTGAGATCGTTACGATTACTGCAGGATCAGGAATAGGAAAGTCACAGATCTGTAGGGAAATAGCTTATTCCTTAATTCTTCAAGATCAGAAGGTAGGTTATCTTGCACTTGAGGAAAACACTAAACGTACTGCACTAGGATTTATAGGCTTATACCTTAACAAACCTATACATCTTCAGAATGTAGATTACACAATGGAGGAGTTGAAAGATGGATTCGATAACGTATTGGGAACTGGTAATTTGTTTCTCTATGATCATTGGGGGAGTATGGAAATCAACCATCTCTTTAACAAGATTCGTTACTTGGTTAAGGGAGTGGGATGTACTCACATTATCCTTGATCACATCACCATTGTTCTATCTGGCTTGGAAGGTGGTGATGAACGTAGACTGCTAGACTTTGTAATGACTAAGCTCAGAAGCCTTGTGGAAGAGCTTCAATGTTCATTGATATTAGTCAGTCATTTACGTAGACCTTCAGGTGATAAAGGTCATGAAGAAGGAGTGAGAACATCTCTGAATCAACTCAGAGGTTCACATGGTATTGCTCAGTTGTCAGACATAGTAATTGGTTGTGAAAGAAACCAACAGGATGAGGAGAATCCTGATGTAACTACAGTACGAGTCCTGAAGAATCGTTGGACAGGAGAAACAGGAGTAGCAGACACTCTCTACTATTCTAAGGAGACAGGACGTATGCAGGAAACATTATCTGCAGAAACTGCTTCTGAGTATGGATTTGAGAAAGAGAATAAAAAGGAGGATTTCTAATGGAAGAGATAATACTAGACATAGAAACAGATGGTCTTTTAGATACAGTCACAAAGGTTCATTGTCTTGTGTATAAGTCTAACGGTCTGACAACAGTAGCTACTACGGAGGAGCAGATTAAAAAGGCTCTTGATGTAGCTCAAAATTCTCAGATCGTTGGACACAATGTACTAGGATTCGACTTAGAAGTTTTGAAACGTCTGTATGGTTTTGAAGTTCCGCTTGAACAAGTTACTGACACTTTGATTCTGAGTCGATTGATTCATGCAGACTTGAGAACAGAGGACTCTAAAGTCAAGAGACTTGAGCCAAAGTATTTTGGATCTCATTCTCTCAAGGCTTGGGGATTCAGACTTGAAACATTAAAAGGAGATTATGGATCTAGTGAAGGTGCATTTGAGAAACTAACTCCAGAGATGATTAAGTATTGTATTCAAGATGTCGAGCTAACGGATATTTTATGGGAAAATTTTAGGAGGCGTTTACCAGATCCGAATTCCGTGTGGTTGGAGCATCAGATCGCAAACATTTGTAATAAGCAGGAGTATTATGGAATTAATTTTGATGAAGCAAAAGCTGTTGAATTATATACAGAGCTTGCAGGAAAGAGGGATCAACTTGAAGAAGAACTTAAAGAAATATTTGGTTCATGGATTATTAACGAGGGAACTAGACGTAATGAACTCTATTCTAAAGTTAAAATTATTGAGTTTAATCCTAATTCACGACAACACATTGCCAAAAGACTCAAAGAATTACGAGGTTGGAAACCGAAAGAGTTCACACCAACAGGCGAAGTTAAAATTGATGAGACTATTCTCTCCAAGTTAGATTATCCAGAAGCTCAGAAGATGACTGAGTTTCTTATGTTAAACAAACGCATTGGTCAACTTGCAGAAGGAGATCATGCTTGGTTAAAACTTGTAAAAGCAGGGAGACTACATGGCAGAATCAACACGATGGGAGCAGCGACTTCAAGATGTTCTCACGCAAACCCAAACCTCGCTCAAGTTCCAAATCTTAACGCACCCTATGGGGAGGCTTGCAGGACTTTATTTACTGCGGATAGAGGAGAAAAACTATTGGGGGTTGATGTCTCTGGCCTTGAGCTGCGTTGCTTATCGCATTATTTATCTCTTTATGATGATGGTGAGTATGGGAAAAAACTTCTGGAGGAGGATATACATACTGTTAATCAGGAAGCCGCAGGTCTATCTACGAGAGATCAGGCCAAAACATTCATATACGGTTTTCTGTATGGTGCAGGAAATCAGAAAATTGGTGAGATCGTGGGTAAAGGTAGCACCGAAGGAAAACTTTTAAAGAAGAGATTTCTTTCTGAGCTTCCAGCATTAAAACAACTCAGGAAGGGAGTACAGACTAAAGCTCAGAATTTTGGCGCACTCAAAGGGTTGGATGGTAGAAGAGTACCAGTACGCTCAAAACATTCAGCACTTAATACTCTTCTGCAATCTGCAGGAGCAATAATATGCAAGAGATGGGTTATTGAGACTCATAAATTGTTAGAAGAAAATGGTTTTAAATGTGGAGAAGACTACTCTCAGGTAGCTTTCGTTCATGATGAAATTCAACTCACAGTAAAAGAGGAGTATGCAGACAGGATCGGAAAGCTTTGCACCGAAGCAATTAAGGTTACAGGGAATAAGTATGGATTACGGATACCCCTCACAGGAGAATATAAAGTCGGGAACAATTGGGCTGAAACCCACTGACAACCATTCGATTGGTCTGGCAGGTGAATCTCATGTAAGGTATTTGTTGCATATGTGGAAATATGACATCTATGCACCAGACAATCCTAGCACTGCAGTTGACTTTGCAATTAAAGCTGGTGATGAATGGGCTACTATCCAAGTCAAGACTACTCATAAAAAAACAGGAGTCCACTTAAAACGTGAGTCAAGAGGTACAGGAGATAATTCTAAAGGAGTTTATCACTATACCGCAGCAGATTTTGATTATTTATTTGCAGTTAAGTTTCCGAAAGTATATGTCGTTCCTTTCTTAGCTATCAGAGCTAAAACTTATGTTGGATTCAAGGATTATGAGGACTTTGCTTATGATCTTAATGATCCATTTACTTACACACATCCCCCACACTTATTAGGAGAACAGAATGGATAGAGTAGCGGTTATTGATGCAGATATTATTCTGTATAAAGCATGTCGAGTTGCAGAAGAAGAAGTGAATTGGGGGAACGATCAGTACGTCCTTTGGTCAAACCTAAATCTTGTGAAGACAATCATTGATGATCAGATTGATTTAATCGTTGATCAGATGGAAGCAGACAGAAGTATTCTTTGTTTTTCTGACGTTAAAAACTATAGGAAAGAACTTAATCCTGAGTACAAAGCTAACAGAAGAGGAGGAAGAAAACCACTCTGCTTTAAACCTGCACTTCAGTTTTGTAAGGACACTTATCCGTTTCGGCTTTTTG